GGGTCCGGGGAGAACATCGCCGGCATCAACAACACCTCGGGTATCCAGACCCAGGCGTGGACCACGGACTTCTTCACCACGACCCGCAAGGCCGTGACGAAGGCCCGCCACGTGGGCCGGGTCAACCCGAACGCGTGGGTGTTTAACCCCGCGGACGCCGAGGCGCTGGACCTGCTCAAGGACGGCGAGAACCGCTACTACTACGGCGGCCCCCAGTCGATCACCAACCGCACCCTGTGGGGTATCCCGGTGATCGAGTCCGAGTCGCAGGCCGAAGGTACTGGCCTGCTCGGCGACTACAAGAAGGCCGTCCTGTGGGACCGCGAGCAGACCACGGTCACCATGACCGATTCGCACGAAGACTTCTTCGTGCGCAACCTGGTCGCGGTGCTCGGCGAAGAGCGTGTGGCGTTCGGCGTGACCCGCCCGCCCGCGTTCGTGTCGGTGGATCTGACCGCCTAAATGGCACTGATCGGAGTAGAGGCCGGGGATGGTCCGTCGTGGCTGTCCCCGGCTCCACCTCAAGGAGGACCGGTGAAGAAATACAACGTGGTGGTCAATGGCGTGCAGACCACGCTCTTGCTCAACGACGAGGACGCCGAGCGGCGCGGCTTGCTCCCGGCGGCCGAGAAGCCGGCGGCGAAGGCCGCCAAGGCTCCGACGAACAAGGCGCGGCCCGCCGTGGCCGACAAGCAGGCGTAACAGTGCTCGATACAGCCGCACTGGCGGAGTACACCAAAGGCCGCTTGGTTGCTGATGATTCGGAGACCGAGCGGAACCTCGCGGCAGGACTGGCCGTGGTGCAGCGTTGGTGCGGCTGGCACGTCGCCCCCGTCAAAGAAGAGCATGAGGTCGAACTCGATGGGCCCGGGGGGTCGCTGCTACGGCTGCCGACTCTCCGGGTCGTCGAGTTGATCAGCGTCGTCGAGGATGGCGTAACCCTCAATCTCGGCAGCCTGGAGTGGTCCAAGACGGGGTTGGTGCGCAAGAAGTCTGGCGCACCGTGGTCGAGCAAGCTGGGTGCGATCACGGTGACGATGGATCACGGATTCGCCGAAGCTGCCGACTTCGAGTCTGCGGTGCTCTCGTACGTCGACCGTACGTCGCAGGCACCCACGGGCGGCAAGCCCATCGCGGTCGGCCCGTTCCGGTGGGCCGAAGAGAAAACCGTTGCAGGGTCGGCATTTTCCATGGCCGAGCTTTCGATCCTGGACCTGTACCGGCTGGAGCCGCAGCCGTGAGCGAGCAGGTGATCCGCCACCGCGGCACCGGCCGCGACGAAAACAGCAAGCTCACCGCCGAGGGCTCGTCGGTGCCGCTCACCGCGATCGGTGTCGCACCGGGGACCGGTGGCACCTCGGCGGGGTCGAGCGGTGGGTCGGATCGAATCGAGCGAGGGCGCACCGGTGAGGACACCCGGTGCGTTGTCTACTTCGACCCCGGCACCGACCTGATCAACTCCGACGAGCTGACGGTGCGCGGCAAGCGATACCGCAGCATCACCGTCAACGAGTGGAACATGAACGGGCTTGGTGGCCTGGAGGTGCTGTGCACGCGGGGGCAAGGCTGATGGCCTTCGTACTGGACCAAGACGGCGGCGCCGAAGTACTCAAGGAGCTGGCAGCCAGCGCGATCAATGATCTGGCGCAGCAGGTTGCCGACGACATCGGCGAGGGCGCCAAGGTCACGATCTACACCACCGACCGCGCAGCGGCGACGGTGAGCGTGCCGGCCGAGATGCAAGCCAAGGATGGCGTACTCACTCGCGCCGCTGCGGCGGCCGGGCTGGAGGTGCGGCCCAAGCCCGCCACGGAGACGCGCAATCGCGGGAGGGCGCGCAAGGCGCGGCCGGAAGCGACACCCGCGGAGGCGAAGGCGTCTGGCGATGCAAATGAGGCGTGGGTGGCTGCGCGGCGGTCGCAAGGCAAGGCTGGCCGGTGACGCTACCGGCGGTGCGTGAGCCGGTCGACGTCGCACGCCTGATCAAGGATCGGCTCAAGGCCGACATGGCGGCGCGGTTCCCTGAGTTGTCGGTGCGTCTGGAACTTCCATCCGATTGGACTCTGGGCTCCGATCCGGTGCTGCTGGTCGCCGATGACGGCAGCACGTTGGACATGTGGCCGGCGGCGACTGACCCGACGATCCGCGTCACGTCGTGGACGTCGGGCCGGGAGACCAAGTATGCGTACGCGGCGATGCCCCATCTGCTCACCACACGGATTCCCGGTATCGCCGCGATCCTGCCGGGCGCTGCGTTCCTGGAGGCACGCGACTCGCGCACACGCGGTGACCTCATCTCGTTCACGGTCCGCACCCGGGCCCGCACCCGATAACGCGCTGTAGCGCACCGATCAACCCCGCCTACCTGGCGGGGTTTTTTGTTGGCCCGCAAGGGCTCTCACGCCCTTAAGGAGGGAATCAACAATGGTTGCAACCATCAATCCCGATGCCACCGTCATCCCGGACAAGGCCGAGGTCTGGCTGATACTCAAGCAGGATGTCCCAGGCAACAACATCGCCGCGAAGATCCCGACGAACGCCACCGATGACCCCGGAGCCAAGGACTGGGAGTTTTCCGGCCTGATCGACGACAAGAAGGGCATCCCACTCGACCCGTCAGGCGAGGTCAAGGAATACGACGCGTTCGGACATCCGAACTTCCGTACGAAGTTCCGCAAGGGCAAGCTCAAGAGCGGTTTCACCGCGCTGGAGTACAACCCCGTCACCCGCAAGGTCGTGCTTCCCGGGTCCACGCCGGACAAGCTGGGCATCCCCAAGGATGTTCAGATCTACGTGCTCTACCGGTATGTCGATGAGGACATCACCCGCATGTGGGTGGCGCTGCGCCCGGCGCTGGCCGAACTCAAGAGCCATGGCGGCATTGTCGACGGCGAGCTGTCATTCGCGGAGATCACGGTGCATCACACCGCCGACGCTAACGGCGACGTGTTCAAGTACCTGGACAGCAGCACCGCCGACGACGTCACCAAGACGTTCACCATCGACTCCGGCGTAACCGCCTACACGGCAACGGTGGGTACTGACACCACGGTCTCCCTCACGACGAAGACGGCGTATGCGTTGCAGTCCGCGTTGCGGGACCTGGACTCTGTGCAGGCGCTCGATGCGCCCGGTGTGACCGTCGAAGGTCCCGACGGTGGCCCACTGGTGGCCGTCTTCACCGGTCCGGTCCCCACTGTGTCCGCGACCGGCACCGGCGGCACCGTCGCCGTCTCGTAGAGCGAAAGCACCCGCCCCGGACGTGACCGACTCCCGCGTCCGGGGCGGGGCTCCACCCAAGCGAGTCGGCACCCATCCCACATTGAAGGAGTCGAGCATGACCGCACCACGTAAAAGCGCACCACGCAAGGTAGTTCCCGCCAACGCGCCCAAGCCGCAGGATCACAAGGCTAAGAAGTCGGCGGCGATTCGCCAAGCCGAAGCTGACGGATACGTCGACATCGAGCAGAACGGGATCGCGTTGCGAATCCCATTCGGCGAAGCCGTGCCACTTGAGGCCTATATGAAGCTCAAGGACGGCGACGAACTGGGCGGCACTGAAATGCTTCTCGGGTCCGAACAGTGGGCGGCGTTCCTCGCGACCAGCCCGACCGTGGGAGATTTCGCCGCAATCGGTGCCAAGCTGCTGGAGCTGTCGGGGGAATAATCGGCCTCTTGAGCCTGCTCGACGAGCACGGCGACGAAATAGAGGCCGACCTAGCCCAGTACTACAACGGACTTGACCTCACCGACTTATACCGCGGCACACTATCTTTCCGCCGCCTCGGCGTCCTGGTTCGTCAACTCCCGCCCCATTCGCGCACGGTAACGGCTGTCAACGACGGCCAGCCCGGATGGACGGTCACCGACCACCTGATCGCTGATGTGTGGGCGGCAATGGTCAAGCTGCTCGGGGACCCGGAAAAGGTGCCCGACAACATCGACCATCCGACCCGCGCCGCAATGGTCGCCAAAGCCGTTGCCGCAGCCAAGGAAGCGCTCAAGGCGATGTTCGTGAAACGCAAGCGCAGCTATGACAAGCATTGATCAAACCGTGAATCCTGTTGTGGAGGTGAGATATACGTGACGACAATCGGGTATGCCACCCTCCAGATCATCCCGTCACTGAACGGCGTTACCGACGCGATCGACAAACAGATCGACGGCAAGGTCGTCAATGTCTCGATCGCACCCAAGGTCGACCAGAAGGCTGCCGATACCGCGGGTAAGCAGGTCAAAGAAACCGTCGAGAAGCAGACCACAGACGTTGCGGTCAAGCCGAAGGTCGACCTACCCGCGGCCGAGGCCGCGGGTAGGCAGACCAAGGAGACGGTCGAGAAGCACACCGGCGACGTCAAGGTTGTGCCGAAGATCGAAGCAGCCGCGTTCACCAACGCCGGCGCAGCGGCCGGGGAGCTGGCAGGCCGCGCGCTCGGTGAGCAGCTGGCCAACAGCATTCCAACTGGAATGGGCGGCATCGGCGGAACCGTCGGCAACGTACTGCGCGCCAGCCTTCCCGGCCTCGGGTCAATCGTCGGTGCCGGGACGGGCGCGGCGATTGTGACGGCGATCCTCGATAAGGTCAGCAAAGGCAACTACACCAAGGCCGGTGAGTCCATCAAGCACAGCCTTGTTGGCGCGGTGGACAAGGCCAACGTCGGCGCCGATATTGCTGTCCGGCTGGGTAATTCGCTCTCTGGAGGCCTATCCAAGGCGTCCGACAAGATCACCGCCGTCACCGGCTCGATCACCGGCAGGATCAGTGAAGTCGGCAATGCGCTGACCACCACCAAGGAACTGATCGGCGGGGACGACGCCTGGGGTGCAGGGGCGATCGACACACTGAACAACGCCCTGGGCACGGCAACCCCACTGCTGGAGGGGATGAACGCTGCCGCGGTGCTGGCCTCTGCTGGGGCGAACGCGATCGCGTTGGGCACCAAGGCCGCTGCTGCTGCGCAACGGTTGTGGAACCTAGCGATGACTGCCAACCCCATTGGCTTGGTGGTGACGGCTATTGCCGCATTGGCAGCTGGAATCATCTACGCGTACAACCACTCTGAAACCTTCCGCAAGATCGTTGACGCCGCCTGGGCGGCGATCAAGGTTGCCGCCGAGGCGGTCGTGAAATGGTTTATGGACACCGCATGGCCGCTGCTCAAGCGGGTGTGGGAAGGCATCGGCGAGGGCTGGAGTTGGCTGGTCACCAAGGCTGGCGAGGTCTGGACTGGCGTCAAGGAGAAGTTCACGGCGATAGTCGATTTCGTCAAAGGACTGCCGGGTGCTATCACCAACGCGGCCAAGGGTATGTGGGACGGGCTTAAGAACGGCCTGGTGGCGGTGCTCAACTGGATCGGCGATAAGTGGAATGCGGTCGCCGACACGCTGTCTATCGAGGTCGGTGGCACCAAGATCAGCGCGATACCACACATGCCCAAGTTCGACGGTGGCGGCTACACCGGCAACGTGCCGGCCCAGCAGATCGCGGGCGTGGTTCACGGCGACGAGTTCGTGATCAAGTCCAAGTCGCGCAAGGGGATTGAGAATGCCTACCCCGGCCTGCTGGACTACCTGAACAACCAGGGCAAGTTGCCCGGATATGCACAGGGCGGGTTGGTCAAGGGCACTGCCGAACTCAGTGACATCATCTCGCAGCAGTTCAGACCGTCCGGCGGCATCGGCGGATATCGTTCTCCCGACGGCAAATTCAACGAGCACTCAACAGGCCGTGCCCTGGATGTAATGGTTGGCAACGACAAGGCCAAGGGTGATGCGGTCAAGGACTTCGTGTTATCGAATGCCGCGGCTATCGATCTGAAGTGGGCGATCTGGCGCCAACACCTGTACTACCCGGGTGGTGGCGGGTACGACATGGAGGATCGGGGCTCGCCGACCGATAACCATATGGATCACGTGCACATCTTCTCGGGTCCAGGTATCGCCAATGGCCTTCTCGGGTCGCTGCAGTCCAAGACCGCCGCGGCGGTTAACGCTGGGACTAAGGCTTCCGGCCCGCCAGTCGGTGATGCTCCCGGCGGTTCCCTTGGCGCGGAGGCGGTGAGCGCTGCCGCGCCGGGTGGTGGCTCGTCGTCCACCGGCGGCGGGTTCAATCTGCCGTCATCCCTCTCCGGGCTCTCGGGGATCGGGCTGGCCGGTATGGGCGTCACAACGCAGGTGCCCGGTCAGCCAGAGCGCACATTCGAGTTCGGCAACGCAGCTGCCGCGGCGGTCGGCGGACAGGTGTCCTCGGCGCTCGGAGTGCTCGGTGTTGGCGATTCGCCGGGCTGGCTCAAGGGAATCTCTCAATTCGTCAGCGGCATATCCGTCGGTGGTGGCGGTTCCGGTGGTGGCCTTGGCGGCGCACCCGAGGGAGCAGGCCCCGGCGCCAGATTCGGCGGCGCGACCCCCATTGCCGCGTCGGCCGCTGTGCCGGCGCCCGCAGCGCTTCCCGCGGGGGCGGCTCACGGCACGCAGGCCGGGGCACGGCCGGGGCCGGTGTTCAACACCACGATCAGCGCGTTCGACACCACTGACGCGGTAGCGATGTGGGATCGCAGGAAAAACGAAATTGCGGCAGCGAGATTGGATAGGTACTGATGGCGGTCGCGACGATCACGCTGGAATCGTCCAACGGCGACTCGGTGGTGGTGTCCGCACCCAACGATGAGTACCTGCTCGATGACATCGTGCTCGACACCGATCCGAAGGGTATGTACGACACCGGATTTACGATGCGCACCCAGTCGGGAGCATTCCAGCCCGGCGGGCGGCCGGTCGGCGAAGAGGTACCGATCCGCAACCCGATTCTGCCGTTCTGGCTGACTCCAGCGTCCCGCCCTCGGTTTCAAAAGCTCTGGGGCACTCCATACAACCTGCGCAAGGTCAAGTGCACGTGGGACGGGCCATCGGGTCCACGGTTCCTGTATTTGAAGCTGGCCAAGGAGATTCAGTACACGACTGAGGATGGTTTCGACGCTGATATCGACAAGGTCTATCACGCGGTGGTGTCCGCGAACGCCTACAACCCGATGTACGAGGGCGCCGAGGATGTTGCCGAGTGGACCAATCCGGGCAACTTCACCGTCTACAACGCCGGCTCATCGGGCACCTACAAACTCGGATATGCCCATGGGGCGACCGTGGATAAGACCGTGGCCCTGGCGGTCGACGCGGACATTGCCACCATCCAATCCGCCTTGGAGGCACTGCCATCCCTTGGGCCCGGAAACGTCACTGTGACAGGCACACCCAAGCAGTTCACGGTCCTTACCCCGATCACCCATCCCGGCATGCTGACCGTCGACGGCGGCGGGCTGGCGCCGCTGGCGTTCTC